TGCTCCTGGGTGGGCTTTTTGTCAAAGCTTACAAACACGGCGGCGGTGTGGCCGTCAGAGACCGGCACACGGAAGCACTGCGCGGTAATGGTGGGCTTCTCGGCGTTGACGATGTGGTCACCCTCGATGTGGCCCCACAGCTTCAGGGGTTCGCGCTCACTCTTTTCCTCTTCGCCGCCGATGTAGGGGATCACGTTGTCCACGATCTCCGGCATACGGTCAAAGGTCTTGCCGGCACCGGAAATTGCCTGGTAGGTGCACACCAGAGCCTTGTTCACACCAAATTCCTTCATCAGCGGGTGCAGCGCGGGCACATAGCTCTGCAGGCTGCAGTTGGACTTGACGGCGATGAAGCCGCGCTTGGTGCCCAGACGCTTGCGCTGTGCGGGGATGATCTCAATATGGTCGGCATTGATCTCGGGCACCACCATGGGTACATCCGGGGTGAAGCGGTTGGCGCTGTTGTTGGACACCACCGGGCACTCTGCCTTGGCGTAGGCCTCTTCCAGAGCCTTGATCTCATCCTTGGGCATGTTGACGGCGCAGAAGATGAAGTCCACCTGTGCGGCGACCTCTTCCACCTTGGAAGCGTCCTGCACCATCATCCCCTTGACGCTCTCGGGCATCGGGGTGGTCATGGCCCAGCGGCTGCCCACAGCCTCTTCATACGTTTTGCCTGCGCTGCGGCCAGAAGCAGCCAGGACGGTCAGCTTGAACCAGGGGTGGTTCTCCAGCAGCGTAATAAAACGCTGACCCACCATACCGGTTGCGCCTACGATACCCACTTTATACTGTTTTTCCATTTCCAGCACCTTTCCTTTCAAAAAGACGAGCAATGTGCTCTCTGGTTTGCGCAGAGACTTGAAAACAGACACTCTATGCAATATAATAGATACTGTCTATACAAATTTTATAATATCATTGATGCGGTACCCGTGTCAATCATCGGAAAGGCAAATGCACAGTATGTTAAAAAAAGATTTTTGGTACGATTTACCCAAAGAGCTCATTGCGCAGGAACCTGCAAGCCCCCGCGACTCTGCACGCCTGATGGTCCTGAGCCAGAAGGATGATAGCATCCAGCACAAGATCTTCCGGGATCTGCCGGATTTTCTGGAGCCCGGCGACCTGCTGGTGGTGAACAACTCCAAGGTGCTGCCTGCCCGCATCGTGGGCATCAAGCAGCCCACCGGTGCGGTCTGCGAGCTGCTGCTGCTCCGTCAGGTCAAGGGCGACCAGTGGGAATGCCTGGCAAAGCCCGGCAAGCGGATGCAGGTCGGCACCAAGGTCAGCTTCGGTGACGGCAGCCTGACCGCTGTGGTGGACGAGACGCTGGAGGACGGCAACAAGTACGTTACATTCTATTACGACACCGAGACTCTTTATGAAAAGCTGGATGAGTTCGGCAAGATGCCGCTGCCGCCCTACATCACCAAGCAGCTGGAGGATCAGAGCCAGTATCAGACCGTGTATGCCAAGGAGCTGGGCAGCGCGGCCGCACCCACGGCCGGCCTGCACTTCACCCCGGAGCTGATGGACACCATCCGCGCCAAGGGTGTCGGCATTGCCGAGGTGACACTGCACGTTGGTCTGGGCACCTTCCGCCCCGTGCAGGAGGATGAGATCACCGACCACAAGATGCACAGCGAGTGGTATTCCATCAGCGAGGAGACCGCCCAGCGCATCCGCGACACCAAGGCTGCCGGTCACCGCGTGATCGCCGTGGGCACCACCAGCTGCCGCACCTTGGAAGCCGTGGCGGCCAAGTACGGCGAGATCCGCGCCTGCAGCGGCAATACCTCCATTTTCCTGTACCCGGGCGTCAAGTTCAACTGCATCGACGGCCTGGTCACCAACTTCCACCTGCCGGAGAGCACCTTGATCATGCTCATTGCCGCACTGTATGGCTACGACAAGACCATGCATGCCTACAAGGTGGCCGTGGAAGAGAAATACCGCTTCTTCAGTTTCGGTGATGCGATGTTTATACGAGGCGGGAACGACCCGGAAGATAAAAAGTAATGAAAAAGTCCAGAAGCCATGCGGGTTTCTGGACTTTTTTCTTATTCTGCGGTTTTGTACGAAAATCGTAGTTCAATGCCGTTTTTGAGCAAAATCGAGGTGGTAAGGCCATCTTTTATACAAAAGTTTGAGACCGTTTCGTTGAGGAAATCCTTGACGATTTTGGGGTCGATCTTGCGGATGAAACGCTCGTAGTTCACATAGCGCTTGTCCAAGAGCTGCTGGGTCAGGATGAACTGGCTGGCCTTCTGCATGAATGCCTCATCGGAAAGCGACAGGTCGAAGGCATTGGCGATGTCCAGCTCGTTGATGCGGGAGTCTACCTCGCTGAGGGCTTTTGTGATGCGCTCACGCTCGATGTTGAAGTCTTTGCTTGCCATCTCGTCATCTCCGTAGAGATAGATGGTCTTCAGGCGGTTGAGGGCGCGCTCAAGCCGGCGCTTCTCGGAGAGCAGCAGATCGCGTTCGCTCAAGTCCGCGCTGGACTCCGTGGCCGCGATGGTAGGAGATTCAAAGCACATCTCGTCAAAGCCGCTGCGCAGGTGGTTGTATAGTTCTTCGAGGCCCGGACGCTCGATGTGGTCAACGCAGGAAAGCGCTTCGCCACGCAGCAGCTTCTTCTCCAATGTTTCGATGGATGTCGTTCTGCCGAAGGAGTTGGATGCTTTTATCAGGTTGGCGAAGAAGTTCAGTACGAATGGGCCGAGGGTCACATCGGAGACGTACTTGTTGGTGCAGTCCTCGGATTTGCGTCGCCGCGAGCAGATATACATAGACGGTCTCCAGCCGTCTGCCCGGACTTTATCGGTGGTTGCAGCCATCGTGGCACCGCAGCAGCCGCAGGTGAGCAGCCCAGCGAAGACGTGGACGTTTTTCCGCTGATAGGTAGCATTCTTGTTGTAGCGCTTGCTTTCCAGAATGAGACCGACAGCTGCCTGTCGTTCAGGGGACACAATGGCCGGGTGGTGGTTCTCGACCAATACCCATTCGTCCTTGCCCTTTTCGCGGAAACGCTTTGTGTTGGACTCGTCGCGGTAATTGTACCGATACGTTCCAGAGTAGAATGGACTGGAAAGAACCGTGTGGACGGTGGTCGGACTCCAGTCGTTTCCAGCGCGGGATTTCAGGCCACGCTCATTCATAATCCGAGCAACCCGGACAATGGACTTTTCGGACTCGTACAGGGAGTAGATCAGACGGACGATTTTGGCCTCGTCCTCGGCGATGGAGAAGGTCTTGCTCTCTTTGTCGTAGGAGTACCCGTAGGGAACCTTGCCGCCGTTCCAGATACCATCATTGGCGCGGGACACGAAGACGGCGCTGACTCGCTCAGAGGTCGTTTTGCGCTCCAGTTCCGCAAAGATCAGGATGATTTTGAGCATGGCTTCGCCCATCGCAGAGCTGGTATCGAATTGTTCGTTCTTCGACACGAAGACCACGCCAAGCTCTTTCAGCTCGGCATACATGACGGAAAAGTCCAGAAGGTTACGGCTGATACGGTCGATTTTCCAGACCAGCAGGTGAGAGAACTCGCCGGTCCTCATTCGGGCCATCATCTGCTGATAGTCTGGACGGTCGGTATTTTTGGCAGAGTAGCCTGCATCCTCGAAAATCACATAGTCTGAGATTCCGAGGGCGTATTTTGCATAGTTGATGAGTTCTTCTCGCTGGACGGGCAGGCTGGCCCGGTCAACCTGATACTGCGTTGAGACTCGAACGTATATGGCGGCTTTCTTTTCCTCAAAGCGTTGTGCCGCCTTCTTCGTCACATAGCCCATTGCGAAACCTCCAGAAGATAATGATAGCTGAAGAAAAAGCAGCTCCGTGCGTAGTGCGGGGCTGCTTTTCTGTTATGCACAAAAAGGAATGAAAGAAATTATGCAAAATGTCTGGGAGGGGGGTACACATCCAGCGAATGAACAACGGCATCACGGATGCTGCCATAGTCTGCAAGGTATGGGTCCAGCTTTTGCAGCATGGTGAGAGAGATGGTCTTTTGGGGGCCACACTGTTCGTCCAGAATATGAGTCGGTACGATGTAGAAGTCCCATCCATCCAACACCAGCGGGTCGGCACGCTCGCGCACGGTCTCCGTATATAGGCAGAACACATACACGTCAGATTGCCGCTTGACCTCCTCGGCATAGCCGTTGATGGAGTCCCATGCTCTTGTTGGGCGGATGCTGAACTGGATGTTGGACAGTCGGCCGTCACCCTGCCACCATGCCTGAAGGTATGCGCCGCTCTTGACCTCGATACGCACTTCATCGCGGGCCTCGCCGTTGTACTCCCAGTTGTAGGGAAAAGAGATGTCGTAGGGAGTCCAGTCATCGTTGGTTCCGCTCAGATCAACGCCCAGTGCGGCCGATACGATGAACTCGCAGTAGGAGCCTCGTAGGGTGTTGTTGAGCAGGTCTGATGCGTTCCAGCGCCAGTAGTCCCCCAAGGATTTGCCGATGGGCATATCATCGAAGACGATAAGCTCGTCCCCGGTACGTTGCTTCGTCATGGTTTTCATCTCCTCGAAAAGTCAACTCGTATTAGCCTACGTCGGCTTTTTCCTCACGCTGCATGGACGTTATGATGACCCGCTGTTCCGGGGTCATGTAGCGGTCAAGCAACGACCACAAAACCTGCCGGTCTGCGATGGACGCTTTCTCGTAGCAGGCGACTAAGATGTTGACGTCGGGCGGTGTGCGGCTTGCAGCGGGCAGATCAGCACCGACCAGAACGTCCAGCGTCACGCCCAGTACAGAGGCCAGCTCCACAGCGGTCTCGATGTTCGGCGTTCTATCGCCGGAAACATAACGTGAGATGGTCGTCTCCGTCGTGTTGATACGTTCTGCGACAGCACGCTGCGTGAGGCCGCGCTTGTCGATGAGTTCTTTGAACTGTTTGGCGAACATGGCTTTGCTGTACATAGTGATACCTCCCAATGTAGCTTACTTACCAAGTTTATAACATACTTGTCAAAGAGTAAACAAAACTTACCAAAATTATCATTTTAAGATTGACATATACCATATTGGTAAGCTATAATGAAGACACGGAAAGGGGGTGAGCAGATGAATAGCTCCAAGCTCAAGGGCATCCGGGTCGAGAAGGGAAAGACCCAGAAGAACATGGCCGAATTGATCGGCAAATCGCTTGTTACCTACTCCAAGAAGGAGCGCGGAGAAGTCGAGTTCTCCAATGAGGAAATGAGCATTGTCGCCAAGGCGCTTGACCTGACCAGCGATCAGGTCAACGCTATTTTTTTCGACGACAACTTACCGAAAGGGTAAGTATACGCATGGCGGTTTGCTGATGTCTAAAGTATAACGCATCAAGGGGGCAAAGAAAATGGGACGCGATGCCGCAAAAGCCTGTGAAAACCAGTGCTTCCGGTGTAGGAAAGAGGCCGCAAAGCACAACGATAAGCTCGGTAGCCGTGAAGGCGCTGCGGAACTGCTCGGAATCTCGGTTTCGAGCCTTGCGGATTACGAGCTGGGCAATACGAAGGTCATCCCGGTGGATAAGGTGGTGCTGATGGCAGACATCTACAATGCACCGGAGCTGATGGCGTGGTATTGTTCGTCGGAATGCCTTATCGGAAAGAGCCTCGAAATGCCGTCCCCTGAAATTGCCTCGGTAGAGCGTACGACCATGAAGCTGCTGAAGCAGCTCCGGCAGGGTGACATCGAGCAGGTCAAAGAAAAGCTCATCGACATCACGGCAGATGGCATCATCTCCAAGGATGAGTGGGCAGACCTGACCGAAATCCTCGACTACCTCGACGGACTGATTCGGGCGGCGCGGGAACTGAAGCTCATTGGCTCCAAGCTCCTGAATGGAGGTGCAGACGATGGCTGACCTCCAAGTGCTGAAGAAGCTGCTGGCAGAAGAATATGGCATCACAACCGCAAGAGAACTCGACGAAGCCATGAAGAAAATCGGCGGATTGAATATCGGCGTGTTTGCATCGCCGGTAAGAAAGGATGGAACGAAACATGAAAAAGTACGCAGTATTGCACGAGCCGGGTGACATCGTTACGCTGGCCGGAACCAGATTTGTGGTGCTGGATGTTGAGCGTCGTGGTAGCCTGCCGGACAGCCTGTTCCTGCTGGCGCTGGAATCGGTTGGTGCTTCTGAATTTGGCAGCTCCAACAACTACGCAGAGAGCGACCTGAAGAAGGCCGTGGACAAGTGGTTGGAGGACATGGGCAAGAGGGGTCTCGACAAAGCCAAGCTCATCCCCCGCGAGATCGACCTGACCACGCTGGACGGTTCCGGCTGCTATGGGAAGCTGTCGGTGACGGCTGCGCCGCTTACACTGGATGAAGCTCGCGAGTACGCTGACATCATCCCCAATGCGAAGCGGTGGTACTGGCTGGCGACCGGTTGGAGCGGTCCCAGCAAGTCGGACGGTGACTACGCCCTGTGCGTCTACTCCAATGGCGGCTGGAGCCCCTACAACTGCTCCAGCTCGCTCGGCATCCGCCCCGCTTTGAAGGCCCCCTCTATCCTCTTTGAGGACTCTGAGGCCGGTCTGGACTTGAGCAAGATTCCAAACGATGAGCTGCTTCAGGAAATCCACCGCAGACTCGCGGAAAAGGCATGAGTGCCGATAAGCTGGCAGAAGCACGGCAGGCGGCGGAAACATCGCTGGGATTCAAAATCCCGGATGTGGTAGCCACCAGCGTTCTCTGGTATGCCCGGCGCAAATGTGAGCTGGCAGAGCAGCCGGAGAGCTACCTTCCGCTTCTGTACGAAACCGAGCTGACCGACTACTATATGCGATTAGCAATCAACCTGAAGGGAGAAAAGCAACGTGAGCAACGAATGCGTGAAGCCCGAAATTCCGCAGTTCCCGGAATTGACATTTGAGGAAGAACGGCATCTCTACTACCTGAACGGGCTGGAAGTACCCAGCGTGACCACCCTGATGAAGCCGCTGTCCAGTGACTTCTACAGCACGGTGGACCCGGAGGTTCTGAACAAGGCCGCAAAGCGCGGCACGGCCATCCACAATGCGGTGGAGAACTACGCCAAGTTCGGCATTGAGGACATTCCGCCGGTGTATGCCGGGTATTTTGCCGGCTTCCGGGAGTGGTGGGATAGCCGCAAGCCGGAAGTTCTGGCGACCGAAACCAAGGTCTACCACAAAATCCTGCGGTATGCAGGCACGGTCGATCTGCTGTGCATCATCGACGGCAGGGTGACGCTGGTGGACTACAAGACATCGGCACAGGTGAACAGCAAGCTCTGCGCTGTGCAGCTTGAAGCCTATGACAGGGCATGGGAGAGCCACGACATCAAGGTCGATGACCGGCTGATTCTCCACCTGTCCAAAAAGGGCTATCAGGAAGTGCGCTTTCCCCGGAGTGGGAAGTGCTGGTCGGTGTTTTCGTCCTTGATGACAATTAAGAACTACATGAACGAGTGATTTTTAGGAGGTTCGACAGATGGAAAAAGAAACTATGGTGGCAACCGTTCCGCAGGCCGAAATCGTTGATGAGCAGCAGCTCTCCCGCGATGTGACCGACATCGAGTTTCAGGCGGAGTCGCTGGTTATCCAGACCGATGAAGATTACGCCTTTGCCGGTGAGTTCGGCAAGATGCTGAAGAAAAAGGCGTCGCAGGTCACGACGTTCTTCAAGCCCATGAAAGACAGCGCCTATCAGGCCCACAAAGCGGTTTGCGACCGGGAAAAGGCCATGCTGACCCCGCTGCGCAACGCCGAGAAGACGGTCAAGCAGGTGATGAGCGCCTACATTGCAGAGCAGGAACGTAAGCGCCGGGAAGCTGAAGAAGCTGCTCGACGGGCAGCGGAAGCTGAACGGGAGCGCAAGATTCAGGAAGCGGCTACGCTGGAAGCCGCTGGTGACGCAGATGGAGCGGAGGCCGCCTTTGAGGAAGCCGCCATCATGGATGATGCTGCAAGCTATGCGGTAGTGCCTGCCGCAGCCACCCCGAAGGTCTCCGGCGTCAGCACCTCGAAAGACTGGGAAATCGTCGAGATCGACCCCAAGGCGGTCCCGCTGGCGGTGGCTGGCATTGAGCTCCGCCCGGTCGATCAGGCCGCTGTTATGCGCCTCATCCGTGCCTCGAAGGGCCAGATCGAAATTCCCGGCATCACCTACCGTCAGGTCGCAAAAATGAGCTTCAGGGGGTAAAAGAATATGTCTACTGCTATGAGCAAAGCTGAGAGCAACGCTCTCGTTGTCAGCTACGATGTTCTGGGCACGCACGTTGAGCTGGATTTGGATTTCGTGAAGAAGTACCTCGTTCGCGGCAGGGCAGAACTGGTAAGCAATCAGGAAATCGTGTTCTTTATGAGCACCTGCCGCCAGCAGAAGCTCAACCCGCTGGTTCAGGGCGAGGTCTACCTCATCAAGTACAGCAAGGATGACCCGGCGCAGATGGTCGTTGGCAAGGATGCCTACCTCCGCAGAGCATTTGACCACCCGGACTACCTGTTCAAGAACGACGGCATCACGGTACAGCGTGGGAACGAGATTATCCAGAAAGAGGGATGCTGCCTCTATCCGGGTGAAACTCTGGTTGGCGGCTGGTGCCGCGTTACCTTCATGCGGAACGGCAAGGAACGCACTGCATTCAAGGAAGTTGCCTTTGCCGAGTACAACAAGGGAAAGGCAAACTGGAACTCCAAGCCTGCCACCATGATCAACAAGGTCGCTGTCAGCCAGTGCGTGAGGGACGCTTTCCCGAAGGACTATGAGGGTGTGTACTCCGAGGATGAGATGATTGCATCTGGCGCTATCCCGGCGGAATACAGGGAGTTGGATGACCCGAAGCCGGAAGAACAGCCGGCCGAGGAAGAAGACCCGGTCATCTCGCAGGAGCAGCGCCAGCAGCTTTTCAAGGCGGCGCAGGCAAACTTCGGCAAGGACAAAGGCAACGCCGTGGTCAAGTCCATCATCGAGGAGATGGGGCTGACCTCTACGACCGGCATGAAGATGTCCACCTACAACAAGGTGGTCGAGCGGCTGGTCGAGATCTGCACGGCCCACAAGGCGGAGCTGGAAGCTGAGGAAGGCACCAAAAATGACGGTGCGGCTGAAGAATAAAGCCACCGGCGGAAAAGGAAGGTGAGGGGATGCCGTGGATAAGCGTACATCAGGAGGTGGACGGTACGAAGCTCCGTAGACTATACCGCGCCATCGGGTGTTCCAAGTTTGAAGCCCTCGGCATCCTGAACTTCCTGTGGTTCTGGGGCATGAAGAACGCCGATGAGACCGGGCTGGTCAAGGATGCCGACCTCGAAGTCCTGAGCCGATACCTGTACGGCTGCGGCGAGGACTGCCAGCTCGACATGGGCAAAGTGGTTCAGGCCCTTGTGGACACCGGCTGGATTGATGTGGTGGCCGACGGCTTTTACATCCACGACTGGGACACATGGCAGGAGCAGTGGTATAAGCTCCAGAAAAACCGCAGGCTGGATGCTGAACGAAAGCGGAAAGCCCGCCAGATGGAGCGTGAGGCTGCAAAGCCTGCGCCGAAGACCCCGGAGCCGGAACAGATGGAACTTCCTGTGGAGCCAGAAGCCAAGCGGCCAGCAAAGCCGAAACCTGATAAGAAATCCTATGCGGAGTTCGTGAAGATGAGCGAAGCGAACTACGACCGGCTCGTGAAACTGTACGGCAAAGCCTTTGCGGATGCCTGCATTGTGGAGCTTGACAACTACAAGGGCGCACGAGGAAAGACCTACAAGGACGACTACCGCGCCATCCTCTGCTGGGTCGTAGACCGGGTTAAAGAAAAGAAACCGGGCCTGCTTCAGCAGGGCGCAAGCGAATCTACGCCGGCTGAAGAAAATCCGTTCAGAGAGTGGGGTGAGCAGAATGGGTGAGTTTGATGGCCTGCTGCAAGGCGTTGTTCGTCAGGCGCAGGCGGCAAATCAGCCGGAGAACGGTGATTACTACGACGATGAAGGGTTCCTCGTCTGCGGGAACTGCCATACCCGTCGGCAGGTAGAGGTCAATATGCCTGACCTGAAGGCTGTTCCGTTCGACCCCAAGAAGAAAGTCCGGGTCAAAATGCCGGTGTCCTGCCGTTGCAGGGCAGAACGGAGGAAGCAGGAAGAGCAGATGCTCATGCAGGACCGGGAAATGCGGGCAGCACAAGCGCTGAAACAGCAAAGCCTCATGGACGAACGCCTGCGGGACATCAGCTTTGACGGATTCCAGCAGACCAAGGATAACGCCTACAACCTGAAGCTCTGCCTGCGGTATGCGAAGCACTTCGATGAAATGCTGGCAAAGAATCAGGGGCTTTTGTTCTACGGCGGGGTCGGGACCGGAAAGACATTCGCAGCGGCCTGCATTGCAAACCATCTCCTGAGCCTGCGGGTCCCGGTTGTGATGACCTCGTTTGTAAAGCTGCTGGAAACCATGCAGGGTTTCAGTGAGGATGACAGCGCCCTGATTGCCCGGCTGAACAGGGCGAAGCTGCTCATCATTGATGATCTCGGCGCTGAACGCAGTACAGACTTTGCGCTGGAAAAGGTCTACGACATTGTGGACAGCCGGTACAGAGCCAAACTCCCCATCATCCTCACCACGAACCTGAGCATGACCGAAATGAAAGAATCTGCGGACATCCGCTACACCCGCATCTATGACCGTATCTTTGAAATGTGCTACCCGATGAATTTCACAGGTCGGTCGTGGAGAAAGGCGGAAGCGGCCCGCAGATTTGACGAGATGAAGAACTTTTTGGAGGGCAACGATGGATAAAGTTATCATCGCAAGCGTTGAGGACCGGCTGACGGTAGCTGCCATCCTCGTAAAGAACGACTACACCGTCCGGCAGGGCAAGCAGCTCCGGCAGGGCAAGAAAAGCTACGAATACTATCTGGAGTACACTCCGAACGACAAGCCGAAGCAGGCGGCAGGGGAATGAAGACGCAGTTCTGCATCTACGGGGAGCCGCGAGGTAAGGAACGCCCGAAATTCTCAACCGTATGCGGCCATGTGACAGCCAGAACCCCGGAAAACACGGTTCTGTACGAAAACCTCGTAAAGACCGAGTACAGAATCCAATCCGGGGTTCGGTTTGCTGATGACGCCATGTTGAGCGTGAGAATTTTTGCGTTCCACTCCGTTCCGAAATCGGTCAGCAGGAAGAAGCACCTTGCTATGATCGACCGCCTGATACGCCCGACACGAAAGCCCGATTGGGATAATGTGGGCAAAATCATCTGCGATGCCCTGAACGGCATTGCCTACCGCGATGATGCCCAGATCGTAGACGCACTGGTTCGGAAGTTCTACTCCGACACCCCGCGTGTTATCGTTGAAATCTCAGATATACCGTATGAACAGTAAAGGAGAATGACTATGAGTGACAAAACGTATGTGCTGTCCCTGAGCGCGGACACCTTCAACGCCTTCAAGATGGACTTCGACAGCGCCCTCCAGCGCTTGCTTCAGAAGATGGACAGGCTCCAGAGCGACAGCGCCTCCATCAACTGCAAAATCAGCGTGGCACTGACCCCGGCTCCGGAACGGAACTTCGATGCAACGCAGGAGGGGGACACCGTGCAGGTGATGAAGCCCAGCTTCAGCCACGAGATCAGCACCGAAATCAAGGTCAAGGACAAAACGACCGGCAACCTCTCCGGCAACCGCAAGCTGGTGTGGGATGAGGAGCTGATGGAGTATGTGATGAAGGACATCGACGATGGGCAGACCTCGCTTTTCGACACGGCCCAGAGCCGCCAGAATGCTGCGCCCCCTGTGGAGCAGGAACCGCCCCAGCTCCCGGAAGGCATCGTGGATGTTGACTACACGGTCATCAGCGATGACAAGGGCTACATCCTGCGCAACCCCGATAAGTGCGGCATCAAGGACCAGTGGGGCATCCTCAAAGTCCTTGTGGGAGAGCGGATGACGGTGAGCCGGAGTGCAGGCCACTGCTATGCGGAGACCGCAGACGGCATCATCGCCCTCGGCTCTGCCTACCTCGCAGAAGACCCCCGCCATGTGGATGACAGTATTCTGGAGCCTCATCTGGCAGAGGAAATCGCCTGCAACGGCTTCGGCACGGTTCAGGTCGGCGACCATGAGGAGCCGGAAAAGATCGTGGTAGAATGTCTGGAATGCGGTGGCATCCTGCTGGAGGTGGAGAACCCCAACGCCCGGAAGGGTGATGCCGAATGAGGTACGGAACCTGTTTTCTGTGCGGAAAGACCGGTTGGCTGGAGGAGCACCACGTCTACCCTGGGCCGTTCCGGGACAAGTCCGAAAAGTATGGCCTGAAGGTGGGCCTGTGCGGCGAGAGCTGCCATCGGAACGGTCGGTATGCGGCGCACCAGTGCAGGGAAACCTCCGATGCCCTGAAGCAGTTCTGGCAGATCAAGTACATGATGGCCCACAAAGCCAGCGTCGCAGACTTCCGGGCGGCATTCGGGAAGAACTATCTGGAACTCGACTACTACGATGATGAAAGGAGATACCCTATGAACATTATTGCCATCAGCGGCCGCTTGACACGCGACCCAGAACTGCGCACCACTCCCAACGGAAAGCCCGTGGTGGAGTTCACAGTTGCGGTTGACCGGCCCGGCGTTAAGGACCAGACGGACTTTATCGACTGCGTGGCGTGGGAAAAGAAAGCTGAGTTTGTCGCCCGGTATTTCAAGCAGGGAAAGCGTATCGAGGCAAGCGGTGTCCTTACCACACGCACCTACGAAAAAAACGGGGTGAAGCGCAAGCGGACGGAGGTTCGCTGCGATCAGGTCTTCTTTGGCGAGTCCAAGAAAGATAGCGGCTCCACCCCGCAGGCAGCGCCGGAACCCACGAACGATGATTTCCGCCCGCTGTCCGATGATGATGACATCCCGTTCTGAGAAAGGAGAACACATGGAAGAAAATAAGAATCCCCTTATGGGCCACGTCGTAAAGGTCCCTGCACAGGTGTCCGGCATCCCTGACGGAGTGCAGATGACGGTGAACGCAGCCGTGACCACCTTTGCGGCGGTCGATGGCAAACCGGCTGGCATCGAAAGCATGGGTACGGCAGAATGCAATATGCTTGCCAGCTATACGCGGGGAACGGTCTCATTCTCTGTCCACGGGGAGAAGCCCGTTATGGTGAGCGTCCGTCTGGATGAGTTGATGAGACTCTTGCAAGCTGCTGCTGTATGTCACCACGAGCAGGAAGACAAGAAGAATACTGAGGAGGAAAAGGCATGAGAAAGCTGTTTACGTCTGAGTCTGTGACCGAGGGTCATCCCGACAAGGTGTGCGACCGTATCTCTGATGCGGTGCTGGATGCAGTGCTTGCTGTTGACCCGAACGGCCGGGTGGCCTGTGAGACCTGCTGCACCACCGACACGGTGTTCATTGCAGGCGAGATCACGAGCAAGGTCGATGTGGATATTGAGGGCATTGCCCGGCGGGTCCTGCGTGACATCGGCTACACCGGAGGCTCGTCCGGCTTTGATGGGAACACCTGCAAGATCGAAGTGGCAGTCCATAAGCAGTCCCCCGATATTGCGATGGGTACAGGTGACGATGTAGGAGGGGCAGGAGATCAGGGCATGATGTTCGGCTATGCGTGCAGTGAGACCGAACAGCTCATGCCTCTGCCCATCATGCTTGCACACCAGATGGCCTACATTCTCACCCAGAGGCGCAAAGACGGGACCATCCCCTTTATCCTCCCCGATGGCAAAACGCAGGTAACGGTGGAATATGGGGAGGATGGGATGCCCTCCCGCATTGACACCATCGTCATTTCCACCCAGCACTACGAAAATGCAACGGAAGAACAGCTTCTGGAGTCTCTGACGGAGCACGTCATCACCCCGATCCTGAAGTATGCCAAGCACTTTGCCGGTGTCTATGGTGGTGACCTTGACATTGATACCTACGACCTGTACATCAATCCTACCGGGCGTTTTGTGCAGGGTGGCCCTGCGGCAGACACCGGCTTGACCGGGCGGAAGATCATCGTGGACACCTATGGCGGTTATGCTCCCCACGGCGGCGGGGCATTCTCTGGCAAAGACCCCACAAAGGTTGACCGCAGTGCAGCGTACATGGCCCGGTACATTGCCAAGAACATCGTGGATGCCGGAATCTGTAGCCGGTGTCAGGTACAGCTTGCCTATGCCATCGGTGTGGCCGAACCCGTGTCCGTCCGCATCGACACGTTCGGAGGAGCAGATGAGGAAAAGCTGGTCAAGGCTGTACAACAGTGCTTTGGTCTGACTCCCCGCCAGATCATCGAGCATTTTGACCTGCGCCGTCCCATCTACGAGCAGACATCCGCCTACGGTCATTTCGGCTGTGTAACAGGAATCGTTCCCCCGTGGGAGAAGACCAACATGGATGAGCAGCTGTGGAAAGCGTACTGTCAGGAATAAGCTCACCGGAATAGCAGAAGCGTAAGAGTAAGGGCAAGCCGCTTCTCCCCGGAGGGGGAGGGGCGGCATAGCCCGTTATGGGAGGTTTTGATATGGCACAGGAAGACATGAACATTACCATTTCCCCGGAAATGTTGCAGGAGATCATCCGGGTCGCATCCGAAACGGCCATCGAAAAGTATCAGCGCGAGGCTGAGAAAAGCCGGAAGGCCGTCAGGGACAAGCGCCTGCATAACACCAAGCTGCTGCTTCAGAACTACCACTGCTTTGTAGAACACAGCAAGAGCGCTGTATATGAGGCCAGCCAGCTCTCGGAAGACGATGACTTCGAGGAGTTGATGGAGGAGCTGATGAGCCAGACGGATGGCAGGGTGAGGGTCCCCGTCGTGAGGAGCATTCAGGAGAGTGCTGCCCATACCCGCATCATCGTCCAGCACATTGACCGTATGCTGGAATGCTACAAGTTCATCTGCGAACACGCCAAGCGCTCGGAGGAAATGCGCCGGTATCGGACGATTTACAGCCTCTACATCGCAGACGAACCGAAGAATCAGCAGCAGATTGCTGATGAGGAACAGGTTGACCTCTCGACGGTGTTCCGCGACCAGAAAGCAGGCATTTCCAAACTGAGCGCCCTGATTTTCGGGTGGCTCGAATGATTTTTTAGCAAAATTGCAAAAAAGTTGCCATTGACGTGCAATTACCGATGTGGTAAGATACGAAGCGTGAACCGATGTGTCACTCCGGAAAAACCGTGAGCGGCATATCCCGCCTCGCATCAAGCTGTAAAGCCAAAATTTTCGCAACAGAAGCCAAACCGATTGACTCCGGTGGGTAAAGGGTTAGAATGAAGATAAACCCAAAATCTTACCGAAAAGGTCAGGAGGCGCGACAGATGGAACGAAAATCCGATAAAGTTAGACGTCTGGTTGCAGACGGCGACTTCAAAGGAGCTTTGCGGATTGCAAAGGACTTCAGGCTCGGCATCACGAAGGAGCAGTCCTCCACGATGACAAGAGCGTATGAGTGCATGGTCCACGGAAGATTCTACAAGCAGCTCGGCTATGATCTCGATGAGAAGATAGCTGAGGGCGTGAAGATTCTGGTGGGCTTGTACGGAAGGAGCGAGGCACATGATTTACACCAGCCGGTACAGTAACCCGGAACTCAAGACCGGGAACTACACAGTCGTTGGGATAACACGGGGAGCGCCTAAGTTTCCCCTTCGGTATACGCTTGCAGGCAACATCATGGAGATTGCGCCGCCGGGTTATCTGTTCAACGAATACAACCGGGAGCGGTTCACGCCGCCCTACTTCCAGCACATGGACAGAGTAGGGACGGCGCGGATTGCTCAGATTCTCCAGCATTATGAGGACATGGGCAAGCCCGTGGTGCTTTGTTGCTACGAAGATGTCCGAAAGCCCGGAGAGTGGTGTCATAGACTGGTGTTCGCAGAATGGTGGCTCCAGAGAACAGGCGAAATGATCGAGGAGTTGCCTGACCCGTCACCAAACAAGTGGGCGAAACAGCCTGAACCGCTGAAAGCGGTTGAGCCTGATGCAGTCCAGATGAAAATGTGGTAATACCCGCCGATAGCTCAGAAAGTAGAGCACCTGACTCTTAATCAGGGGGTCGCACGGTTCAATCCCTGCTCGGCGGACCAACCATAGGGAGTCATGTTGGAAACAGCATGGCTCCCATTTTTTATGCCTACGAACAAGGGTTTTCCAGACGTTCACGTCTTTGGAAACAACCCACCCTCTGGAAAGCAACTGCTCCAGTCGAAACCAGAGGGGCAATTTTGAAAGAAAGGTCGGTGATATGAATGGCAAAGTTCCAGAACCCCGGAGCGTTCTTCCTCGGAACTCTGGTTGCTCAGGAGCAGAAGTTCCTGAAGCCGCTGATTGAAAACGCCCGCAAGCAGGGGTACACCCGGTTCGTTGAGCCGTGCGCCGGCGCTTTCGCCATGTCGCACATCGCGGCGCAGTGTGGGTACAAGCCCAGCGAGATTGAGGCCAGCGACGTTTCGATGTTCACATCCATCATGGGCTATGCCATCACAGGCCAGTCCCTTGAGGAGCTGGAAATCAGAGCGGACGGCTTCACGAATGAGGAGCTGCTTGACCCTGCGGTTGCGCTCTATGCACAGTTGTACCTGCGGACTGTGAAGAACGCCGGGAAGGAGTACTTTTACGGCATCATGCGCGATCTGGAATACCGCAAGGAGGAGCATCTGGCGGAAATCCGCGCACAGCTCGACAGGGCCAAGCAGTCCTTGCATGGGATGAGCTACCGCCCGCTGGATATGTGGAAGCACCTTGAAACGTGCTATGATGACCCCCACTGCCTTGTGGTTGCAAACCCGCCCACCTATGCCGCTGGATTCGAGAAGTGGTACGACACCGGCGGGCGCATGACGTGGAAAGAACCTGAGTACGGCATCTTTGACCCCAAGACCGGGCTGAACGATCTGTACGACAAGATGAACGATGCCAAGTGCCTTCTGATGTGCTACGAGGAGAACGCCCCGGGCCTCACTGCCGGGCATCCTGTCTTTGCTCGGTATGGTGTGCGTGACGGCATCAATGTGTACCTGACTACCAACCGCCCGGATGAGGCAACCATGCTTGCCGAGGGTAAAATGATTACCCGCCCGAACGAGGGCAAGCTGGAGCCTCTGGATTGCAGCATCCTGCCGCGTGACTATGAAATCACCCGCAAGAGCAAGATTCAGATTACTCAGATCGAGCGCACCGCCGCCCAGTATTACAGAAAGCTGTGGACGCATAACTTCGTCGGCTCGTCTGCCCCCATCAACATGGCCGTCCTCATCGACGGCAAACTGGCAGGTGTGTTCGGGCTGGACAAGTCGGCACTCACGATGGGTGCCTTCGGTACGCAGGTTTCCGATGCTGTGTTCCTCATGTACGGCATGACCGTTCCCCATAAGACCTACCGGCTGGGGCGGCTTCTGACCATGCTTGCACAGAACAGGCCGCTGATTATGAATATCTGTACGGATTTGGAGAAGGAAAAGGCCAAGTCCCTCAAGACGGTGCAGATGACCAAATACCCGGAGGCCAAGGAAATGCGGGGGCTGATGGAGTTGACCAAGAAAGTCCCGGATAAGAAGATGGGCTACCGGCTCACATACGAGTCGCCCTTGTACGATAGAAACGCCAAACAGGCATTGAATGAATGGTTAGGGAGGGAAGAACGATGGCAGAAACAGCGCGAGAAAACCAAGTCAGCAGCGCAGCCGTAAAGTATGAAACGGTCGCCGACATGGGTTCCGGTCTGGTCATTGCCAAAGTAAAGCTGACCGACTTCCGCGAGCAGGACATCAACGCTCGCATTATGAAGACCGAGATGCAGAAGCAGCTCACCGACAACATCAAAAAGCGGGGCCAGCTTGAAAGCCTCCCGTTCTGCGCACTCATCGACGGTAAGATTGAGATTATCTCCGGCCACCACCGCATCCGTTCTGCAAAGGACAGCGGTGTGCTGACGGAGCTTTTTGTCATTCTGGACACCACCGGCCTGCGGCGCTCTCAGGTGGCCGCAAAGCAGTTGGCGCACAACGCCATCAGCGGCTTTGATGACCAGTCCACCCTGAAGGAAATCGCCAAGATGATCGACGATGTGGACGATATGCTGGAAAGCTACATTGGCAAGGACATCATCGGCGAGCCTATGGCCGAGCTTGAAAAGCTGCTGTCCCCGAAGGTGGAGTTTGACTGGAAGAACGTCACGTTCACCTTCCTGCCGCACCAGCTCCGCGATTTGGACCAGCTTGTGAAGGTTCTGGGTTCCATCAGCCCCGATATGCTGGGCGTTGCAGATATTGACCAGCACGAGGAGTTCATCGAAACCATCACGAAGTACCAGCAGTTTGCCAACGTCAAGAACACCGGCGCTGCCATCCACGCCATGATTAAGGCCACCGAGTCCCTGTTCGATGACCTGCACTTCGATGAAAGTCAGGAGTGGGTGCAGTTGCCCAACCTGTTCGGCTCTCCGGCCATCCCCAAAGAGGCTGCTGATACCATCACTCAGGCGCTCGACAAGATGGTCAAGGAGGGCGAGATCGGCCCGAAGAACAAGTGGCAGGCCCTTGAATACTGGGCTGCGGATTATCTGGCAGGGAAGTAGGTGATAGCAAATGCCTACGCCTCTAAAGTACAATCCGGCGTACCACGATGACTGGGCATGGTCGCTTGCTATCAAGGGCGCAACCGATCAGGACATTGCTGATGCCTTCCATGTTTCGCGTAGAACCATCATCCGCTGGCGGCAGACGTACCCGTCGTTCAATGAAGCCTGCCAGCACGGGAAGGAAGTCGCCGATGCAAAGGTGAAGCGGTCGCTGTATGAACGCGCCGTAGGCTTCGAGTATCAGGAAAAGGAAAGCGTCATTGACGTAGACCCCCGGACGGGCGAACAGAAGCCGGTGCGGGTCCGAACGCTCACCAAGAAAGCCGTCCCCGATACGATGGCGCAGATGTACTGGCTCAACAACCGATGCCGGGATGAGTTCTCCCAGACACAGAAGGTTACGCTTGACGGAGCTGTTCAGACATCCCCGTTCGATAACCTGACGGATGATGAACTCCGCCGTCTGGCTCAAATGGACGAGGGCCTTGATGGCGACGCAGAATAATGTTTCGCCTGCCAAGCGCAAGTACCTCGGCTCCAATGCCCGGATTGCGCTGGCGAAACGGCACTACGCCGATTATGTCCAGTATGTCCACATGGGCAGGTGGAAAAGAGCCAGACACCTTGACCTCGTGTGTGAGAAGCTGGAAAGCATTATGGAGGGAAAGACCAAGCGGCTGATGATATTCATGCCGCCGCGCCACGGCAAGTCCATGACCGTGACCGAAACCTTCCCCTCGTTCTATCTGGGAAAGAACCCAGAGAAGCGTGTCATCGAGATCAGCTACAGCGGCGACCTTGCCCAGCAATTCGGCAAGCGGAACCGCGATAAGGTCGAGGAGTTCGGTCCTGCGCTGTTTGGGCATACCATCTCCCAAGTGCAGGCCACCAAAGCAAACTGGAACCTCGACAACGGCATGGGCGGCATGATCTCCGTTGGTATCGGCGGCTCCATCACCGGCTATGGCGCAGACCTGCTTATCGTCGATGACCCCATCAAGAACCGCGCCGAGGCTGAATCTGCCACCTACCGCGATAAGCTGTGGGACGAGTACCAGTCCACGGTGAGTACCCGACTGCACGCAGGCGGCGCTGTTATCATCATCCTTACTCGCTGGCACGAAGATGACCTTGCCGCCCGGCTCCTGAACCCGGAGTACGGCAAGGTTGAGGACTGGGACATTATCTCGCTCCCGGCCGTTTGCGAAGACCCGGCTACCGACCCTCTGGGCCGTGAGCTAGGCGAGGCGCTGTGGCCTGCGGGCGGCTACGACGAAGCATGGGCTGCACAACAGAAAGAGACCGTCGGTACATACGCATGGTCTTCTCTGTATATGCAGACCCCCACACCGAGCGCCGGCGGCATGTTCAAGAGAGAGTGGTGGAAACGCTGGGCGGCGCTGCCGTCCGGCCTGCATGACTTCATCCAGTCGTGGGACTGCACCTTCAAGGACAAGGACGGTTCAGACTTCGTTGTTGGACAGGTCTGGGCAAGGAAAGGCGCAGACCGCTATCTGCTCGATCAGGTGCGTGGCCGCATGAGCTTCACGGAAACGCTGGATGCCATGCGCGGGCTTTCCTCCAAGTGGCCCCAGACCACAAGAAAGCTGGTCGAGGACAAGGCCAACGGCACGGCGGTCATCGACGTTCTGAAGAAAGAAATCCCCGGAATCATCCCGGTGGAGCCGTTTGGCGGCAAGGTGGTCCGCGCCCATGCGACCACCGCTGTGGCTGAAGCTGGAAACGTCTACATCCCAGCGGCATCTGCCTGCCCGTGGGTGATGGACTTTGTGGAAGAAATGGCCGCGTTCCCAAGCGGTGCGCACGATGACCAAGTTGACTGCTATTCGCAGGCGAACGCCTACTACAACGACAACACGTTTGATATTCGTTCGCTGATAACGTAAGAAAAGAGGTGAATGCAATGCTGATTATTTTCTCGGTCAATGACCAGAAAATCACCCATGACCTGAAAGGCCAGCTTGTCGCAGGCAGCGTAGACATTGTGCAGGCCGCGTTCAAATTTGACAGCTCGTGGGATGAACTGGACAAGATCGTCGTCTTCACGAGCAGCGCTTGTCCCAAGCCCGTCCCGGTGCAGTTTGCCGATGAGGCGTTCTACATCCCGAAGGATGTGCTGAAGCCCGGCAAGCTCTACGTTTCCGTGGTCGGTTTCGGGCTGGACGGTCGGAAGAAAACTACGCAGAAGTGGGACATCATGCAGGCTATCACCGTTCAGAAGTGCGGCGATGGCGGCGATTGTGACCTGCTGCGATATTTGGCACAAGGTCAGGTCGCCGATGGGAAAGTCGCAAATGACGAAGAAGTCAAAGATATGCTGGACACTGTGTTTGGCAAACCGGAAGCTCCCAAACCAGACCCCGGTGGCTCGGACTCCAATGACAAGAACGTCAGCGAGGACGATATTGCCACCGATAAGGACGTAGTCGATATGCTCGACAAAGTATTTGGCTGATGTCCTCTCGCCCTTGAAAGAGGGCCTTAATTCGTCATAGCAGCGCTGAAACTGCTGTGAAATAAATTTTTGGAGGTATTCAAATGCCCGTATCCGCAAGCAAACTTGTAACCCTCGCTCAGTTACAGGTGCAGGCGGAGAGAGTCAAGCAGGAGCTGGCGAAGTACACGCTGGCATCCGAACTTGGTTCCCTCGCCAAAAAGAGCGAAATCTCGGAAGCTGACCTCTCGGCTGCTCTGAAGTCCGTTATTGACGGAAAGATGGATGCAGCAGACAGCATGACGACCGAGGCAATCAACAGTGCCATCGCCACCGCCATTGCAAAGTCTGCTCATGCACGCTTCGAGAAAGTTGAGAAGGTTCCTTCCAACGATGAGGCGCAGGATAATGTGCTGTATCTGGTGATGAATGCTGCCACCGGGTACTACGACATTTACGCTAAGGTCGGTGAGGAAGTCGTCCGTCTGGATGATACCACCGTTGACCTGAGCAACTATGCGACCATCGAACAGCTGAATGCCGTTTCTGGCGGCATTGGCGGCACGGTGTATGCAGGCACGAAGGAAGACCTGTCTGCATCCGATGATTCGGTTATCGCCGCGTATTTCAAGGCGCACACCGACGTGGCCGTCAAGAAGGGCGATGTCTTCGTGGTCACGACCACCGTTGGCAACTCTACCTACGAGAAGTCCGCCTACTTCTACGACGGCAAGGCGTGGGTGGCGATGACCGGCAGCGTGGATGCAGATAAGGTGATCCTGCGGGACGACATTACGTTGGCCGGTGGCTATACGCAGGTCGGCGATCTGACCAACGACCAGAAGTTCCAGACCGAAACTCAGGTGTCTACCGCCATCAGCAAGGCCGTTGCCGCTGCTGACCACCTGAAGCGTAAGGTCGTGAACTCCACCGCAGACATCGACCTGAAGGCTGCTGACGCATCCCAGTATATCTATATGGTCTCCAAGGGCACTGCCGGTGAGGCTGACAAGTACGACGAGTACATGGTCATTGACGGCGTTCTGGAAAAGATGGGCGACTGGGGCGTTGACCTGAGCGGCTACGTCCAGAAGGAGACCGGCAAGGGCCTGTCCACCAACGACTACACCACCGCCGAAAAGACCAAGCTGGGCGGCATTGAGGAAGGTGCAAACAAGTACACCCATCCCACCCACACTGCCGCTGCCAGCGGCCTGTACAAGGTGACTGTGGATGCTCTGGGCCATGTGACCGCAACCACCAAGGTTGTCAAGAACGACATCACCGGTCTGGGCATCCCTGCGCAGGACACTACCTATACGGAGGTCACCCAGAGCGCAAACGGCCTGATGACCGCATCTGACAAGACCAAGCTGGACGGCATGACCATTGCCACCGATGCTGAAGTCACTGAGATGCTGACCGAGGTCTTTGGCGCAACCGCCTGATAACCCATAAGTAAGAATGCAGCGGCAGGGGAATGGACTCCTGCCGCTGTTATTTTTGGAAAGGAAAGCGAACATGAGCGACAAACTCAACACGCTTGAAGCGCTTAGGCTTGCTTCTCTGAAGGCAAAGGGTTACACGGCAGAACAGATTGCAGAGTTGTCTTCTGCGATGGAAGACATCATCAATGACATCAACGATTCACTGAAGACCTGCGAAGCTCATGTGCAGTCGGCTCATGCTCCTGCCAATGCGGAAGAAAACGTCATCGTTAGCATCCAGAGGAATGGGCAGGCTATCCCTCCCGACAACAAAGTCGTGAACATCGAGGTTCCGACCAAGACCTCTGCGCTGGAGAACGACTCCGGCTATGCCACGACGGAAGATGTTGAGGAAAAGGTCAACGGGGCCGGGCATCTGAAAGCCGTCCCTGTCGATGCTCTCCCTGCGCCCAGTGAGGCAAACGCTGACACCATTTATTTCCTTCGTAAGAACAACAGTGAAGCTGGGAAGCAGTACAGAGCGTACAAGCTCATCCACGGCATCTTTGAGATCGTTGGCTCTGCCGAGGTCGATCTCACGGGCTATGTTCAGCAGGAAACCGTGGAAAAGGCCGATGATAGCATCATCAAGAGCATCTACAGCAGAATGATCTCGCCTGCCGAAAAGTATCTGGGAAGCGGGAACCTTTTGCTGTTCTGGACGATGCTGAAGGAACTGCTCAACGGTCATGAGTCCAACATCAATGATCTGCTGGCCCGCGTGAAGCTGCTGGAGCTGATTCTCAGCGCCGATGTTACCGGCAATCCGTACTACGTCACCTTTAACACCCTGACAGATGTTGTCGTGTCCAGCGGTATCTGGAATGAGGCCGATGGACGCATTGAGTTTTAACAGGAAGGAGGGAGCGCAATGCACATACCTGAAGATGAGGCCGAACGTCGGCGCTTAAATGAGCGGGGACGCGAAATCCTGCGGCGAAAGAACGGCGCTGTGCGTCCGCATCGTGAGGATGGCTATGTGAACCTCCTGAACAAGTACGGAACCAAGCAGGATAACTCCGAGGCGTACAAGTTTGAGCGGGAGCCGGTCATTCCTGATATGCAGCTCACTGGGCTGTATGAGGGCAACGGTCTGTTCTCCAAAATCATTGATACGCCTGCCGAGGAAGCGCTGAAACATGGCTTCGACCTGAACCTGAAAAGCGATGAGGTGAATGCCTTTGTGGAAGACGCTCTGGATGATCTCGAATGGGAGGAGAAGGCCGCCACCGCCATCAAGTGGGCGCGACTCTACGGCGGCGCTCTTATCGTCATGCTGATCGACGATGGGCGCGGGCTGGAAGAGCCTGTTGACTGGGAACATATCCGCAGCATTGATGAGCTGCGCGTCTATGAGCGCTCCATCGTGCAGCCCGATTCCTCCAGCCTGTACCAGCAGGATTACGGCGGGAAGGGTGTGGGGAACCGGGTGTCCAAGTTCGGACAGCCGGAATATTACTATGTTTCCAGCATCTACGGTTCCTTCAAGGTTCATGAGAGCCGCTGTCTGGTGTTCCGCAATGGCGTTCTGCCGGAGCAGACCTCCAATGCAACCTACCTGTTCTGGGGGATGCCGGAGTACGTCCGCATCCGCAGGGCACTGCGGGAAACCGTGACCGCCCACACCGACAGCGTAAAGCTGCTGGAGCGGAGCGTGCAGGCAATCTACAGCATGAAAGGGCTTGCCTCCCTCCTGACCACGGATGACGGCGAGGACCAAGTGCTGAAGCGCTTGCAACTCGTCGATACCTCCCGTGGCCTGTTGAACAGCATTGCCATTGACTCCGAGGGCGAGAATTACGATTTCAAGACGTTCCAGTTCTCCGGCGTGAAGGATGTCATTGACGCCACCTGCAATATGCTGTCGGCGCTGACGAACATCCCGCAGACGATTCTGTTTGGCCGGTCCCCGGCCGGCATGAACGCCACCGGCGACAGCGACTTCGAGAGCTACTACAACTTCGTGGAGAAGATTCAGCGGCTGATGCTGAAACGCAACCTCCGCACTCTGCTGGATGTCGTGTTCCGGGCGGGCATCGCTTCAGGTGATGTGGCCGAGGAACCCGACTACAAGCTGGAGTTCAAGCCCCTGTGGAGCCTGAGCGACACAGAGCAGGCCACAGTTGACCAGACCAAGGCTCAGACCGCTCTGGTCAAGGCCCAGACTGCGCAGGCATACGTCGATATGCAGGCGCTCGACCCCACCGAGGTGCGCCGCCGCCTTGCGTCCGATGAGGAGTTTGATGTCGAAGACATCATCTCCGAGGATGACGAGGATGATCTGCTGCATTCCTTGCTGGGCACCGAGCCGGATGCCATGAGCGACGTGGAAGCTGCCCAGAGGAATCTGGAGCAGGCACAGGCACCGGGCGGCGCAGAACAAACTAAGCTAAACGCAGATGGCGGTTCCGGCAGTGGAAACTTTGGCCATAAAGGACGCCCGGGAGAAATTGGTGGCTCTGCGCCATCAGATAATGTGACTCAAGAAATGAAGGAAAAACGTGCTGTCATCTCGCTAGAAAAGCCAACGGAAGAAAATGCTCAAAAAGCATTTGCGGATTATTCGCCCCTCAAGATTATTGAAAAGTATGGAGACGAGTTGTATGAGGCCGAAGACAGCGGTGATAAACAAAAGGTTGAGTTGATTCGGTCTAAAATCAACTCGGAGAATCTTCATGAACAAAGCAAATGCCTTAAAACGCTCGGGACATATATAGATGATGGATATTATGTTTCTGCTTCTCAATCCGAAGATTTGATGTCAGATGTGTATTCTCGTGGAACGGTCAATAGTAAGGTTGGGTGCTTTGACTTACAACCCGTTCAAAGTGGGTCAACGAGAGATTCCGTTCCCTCCGTCTATCTTTCTAAGGATTTAATTAGGATTTCTCCCGAAGAAATGAAAGCAAGAATTGCCTATCAAGCTGACAAAATTGGCTCCGACATAACGCTTGGAGGCATAAGCCATAGCGACGAAAATGCGATTAAGACGTACACTTACGCCAGTGCTGCAAGTGCCGCTTTAAGGCAGGGAAAAGAAGGCGACCAATCGAGAAAGATTAAAGATATTCTGTCAAGAACGGCATCGCCTTCCAGAACCGTATACAGAGGAGTAACAGGAGAATACGCTCGGAAGCTGCAATCCATGGATGTTGGAGATACCACAAAAGAAAAGGGATTCGCCTCAACATCTATGAATCGAGAGGTCGCAGAGAGTTTTGCTAAGAACGGGGTGGTTATGAAAATCTCGGTTCCGTCTGGATACGGTAAGAGCTTGTCGATTGGATATATCAGTCTAAAACCAGAAGAACAAGAGGTTTTACTCAACTCCAATGTAACCTTCCGCCTCGTTAAAAAGACAGGAAAAGAACTTACTTTTGAGGCCTTATGGAAAGAAAAAAATCAAGATAACAGCTTTGCGGATACGGCCCTCGATTATGAAAATTTGGATGCCGACACCGATTATGGCGTCGGCGTTCTCGTTGTTCAGGATGGCCGGTTCCTCTGCGGCACACGCCAAAAGGAAGGCTCCATCAGCGGGCCGGGCGGGCACATCGAAGCAGGGGAGTCCCCTGAAGATGCAGCCATCAGGGAAACGCAGGAGGAGTTCGGCATCAAGCCGAAAGGCCTCATCCCGTTTGCTTTCCTGAGTGACCTGAAACCGCCGTACTGCCCGTCCCATGTGTTTCTCTGCACGGATTTTGACGGCAGCATCCGGTGCGCTGATGGCGAGATGACCTCTCCGGGGTTCATCACCGCCGAAAAGGTGGCCGAGCTGTCCACTCAGAATCCGGAACATCTGTTCCCGCCGTTTGCCCAGAGTATCGCCGCGCTGCTCGACGTTTTATCGTCAAATCCCGGTTTGACATCGGATGCACAAAATGCTAAGATGAAAGATAGGATGGACTTCAACGAAGCCGACCATCCACGGGATGAAAACGGGCAGTTCGCAGAGAGCGAGAGCAGTGGCTCTGGCTCAACCGAAAGCGGGCTTGCGGTATCTCCTGAAGGCGAAAATGCCCCCTGCACTGGGTTTGCTTCTCCTGAAAAACTTAAAGACCACGCTACACGGCATGGCCTTGAGGAAATGGGCATCCAGTCGGAAGAAGAATACCAGCAGAAAGGCATCGACTTTCTGAAACAGCCCTGTGGAGGGGACGTTGTTGGATATGCTCGGTCGGACGGCTCCATCGTAAGGTTCAACACCAAAACGACGGAATATGCGAGCGGCTTTCCCGGAGGTGTTCTCAAAACCTATATGAAGGCAAAGTGTGGGAAAAATGGTGCGCCTAACCTTGATAAGGCGGTGGCGTATTATAATAGCAGAAAGGAAGCGGAGAACAAATGATGAGTCTTGAAGAACTCAAAAAGGTAAAGTATGGCGACAGCTATGATTGCCCAGTCTGTGGTCAGTATACTTTTGAGTATGCTGGAGACTATGACATTTGCCCCGTATGCGGCTGGGAAGACGAACTCATGCAGCTTGCCGACCCGGACGAAGAAGACTGTACTAACCACATGAGCCTGAACCAAGCCCGCGAGGCATGGAAGAACGGGCAGAAGGTGGAGTGATTGCAATGTACAACTTCATTGCAATCTACCGCATCCTGAGTTATCTGGAACAGGCGCTGGACTATGACGAACCTGATATGTCGCAGATTTCATCAAGCGCTTTGGGGCTGTCGGCCAACAGATGGCTTGCGCTCCTGCGGTTGCTGGAGGATGCCGGATATATCGAGGTCTTCGGCCATAGAACGAGGATAACCCTTCGTGGACTGGAGTATCTACAACAGAATAGCCTGATGCAGCGAGCCGTAAGCCTCATGTGAGGCTTGCGGCTTTTCTGCTGTGTAAGAGCGATGGGAAACCACCGCTCTTTTTCTTTGCCCGAATTTCCCATCTCAAAACGGAACGGAGATAGATTATGAACAAGGTTACGATTTTTAAGTACGAAGAAAACAAGCCGGTGCGAATCATGAACATCAACGGTGAGCCGTGGTTCGTCCTGAAGGACGTGTGCGAGGTGCTGGGCATGGATTCTACCCAGTTGAAAAAAGTGGCCGACCGTCTGGAAGAGGACGAAAAGGGGCGTACTCAGATTACGACCCCCGGCGGAGCACAGGAGAGTTGGATTATCAGCGAGTCCGGCATGTACAACGTCATCCTGCGCAGCGATAAGCCGGAGGCCAAACCCTTCCGCAAGTGGGTCACGGCCGTGGTGCTGCCCAGCATCCGCAAGAACGGCGGCTACATTGCCGGACGTCGGCAGCTTCGCGGTTTGGTAATCGTGATGGACTCACGCCGTCCTTTCATGCCGACTGACGAATGGCTCATTGAGTTCATGAAACAGCGACCAGAAGTGAAGATGCTTTGGTTACTCAATAAGTGTGACCAGATCAAAACGCAAGAGCGCCGCACGACGCTGCGCGCCGTTGAAAAACGCGCTGCAGAATTTGGCGATCGCGTAACTGTACAGTTCTTCTCGGGCTTAAAACGCGAAGGCGTTGACGAACTTGCCAAAACGCTTGAAACGTGGCTGAACCCGGCAACTACGGCAATGCCGCTCACTCCGGCAGCTGCAAAGCAATAATCATTTTCCTGCTGCCGGAAGAAATTCAGAAGGAAGAACAGACGTTCTGTATTCAGCAAAACAGTACCATACCATTTGTCGGAGTAGAAAAAGCAGACAGCCGTATTCAGGTTAAGCTGCAAAAGGAGGCATAGCAAAATGAAAAAAGTAGGAAATTTCATTTTTATCTTCTTTTTGCTGCTGTTCGCCTTTGGCAGCGGAAATCCCCTTGCACCAGACATGGATATGATCGTATCCGCAGTTGGTC